CTATATTTTATTGATTGCGTCTATCAGTTCTTCTATTTCAAAGTGAGTATATACAATTTCAGTTACGCCCTGTCCCTTGTGTCCCACAATCTTTTTTATAACTTTATCCGATACGCCAGCAACCGTTAACATGCTTATGCAAGTATGCCGGGTGTCGTGCGGGCGGTGCGACATTCCTAAAGTTTCCATAAGCGGCGACCAATAACTATCATAATAATTTCTGTACTTGAAGTGTTCGCCTTCCGGTGTACTTAAGAGGTATTCACAGTCGTTAAGATTGTACCAGTATTCAAAGAAAGGGTATACTTTTTCGGCTATCGGTACGGTACGGATTCCGGCAGCAGTCTTAGCTTCAATGATTTTAAAACACTTTGCTTCTAAGTCTATGTCCTCTTTCTTTAAGTCCAGCAGTTCGCTTATTCTACAGCCGGAATATATCAGCATAAGAATAATAGTATAGTATATATTTGTGTCCTTAACTTTCCAGATACGGTTAACTTCCGCCTTACTGAATGGTTCGCGGTTTAGCGCGTTTGGATTTCCAGCATTTTTGATATTGAGATATTCAACCATATTTCTTTCCTTGGGTATTATTTCATGTATTACGGCGTATTTATACATAAGCCCTAACATAACTTTTAACTTTCTAAGTGTCGGGGTATTCTTCCCGGATTCATCAACAACCATTTGAAGGTGGTCTAATTTAACATCAACAAAGCGCATAGAAGCGATTTTATCACAGAGTTTCCAGGAAGCTTTATAGCCCTTTACGTTGGAATCGCTGACGGTTGGGAAGTGTTCACTACTCCAACGGTCGTATACATCTTCAAAAGTAACCTTCGCCGCGTTCACGTCGTAGGGGTTGGCGTTAAATTCAGCAAGTGCGGTTAGCGCTTCTTTTCTGGTAGGATAATAACCGACGATAGTAAAAAGTTGCTTCGCTTTTCCTGTTTCTGGGTTAATTTCCCAGCCTTTTGTTTTCTTGGCTACATACGGGTTACGGCGGTTGCCTGGCTGCTTATACACAGTCCCGAAGCCGTTAGGTAATTTCATAGAATCACAGCCTTTCTTAAAAAAGGGTATAAAAAATAAGCCCCTTTCTAAAATGCTGGGCTTATGATATAATCTAAGTGCGTTTTGATTACTTATAAGCCCTTGTTTATAGGTATCGCGTGAGCCGTTCCGGGTGGCAGCCTGGGACGGCTTTTTATTATGCTTTAATCTGGTGGCAGCCAGGCTAAAGCGGTGTATAAAAGTTATCTTTCGTTTAATATCCAGCGCCCTTCCGGCAGTTCGGAAGCTATGCAGTATCTGCAATGCGGACAGTTAATACAATTCTTAGAAATGTAAACACACATTGTAAGATAACCAGCGGCATTTACAGGATATTCAAAATAGTATTCGTTAATATCATATCCGTCATATTCGACCATAATTAGCACCTTCTTACTATTTTAGTACCATGAATCTATCACGCGGAAAGGCTGGTAGATTATGGTAATTATTAAGTTATGGGAAATCCGTACAGCTAAAGGCTTAAAGCTGGAAGCTGTAGCAGCCGTAACAGGTGTAAGTAAATCCACGCTTAACAATATTGAAAACGGGAAGACTTCGCCTACACTGGCTAACCTGGAAAAGATAGCCAAGGGGTTAGGCTGCCGCATTAGCGACCTGTACGAATCAGAATATAAGTAAGTATACCATAGTAAAACCTTTGAAGCCCTGGCAGTAAAAATATTTCCAAGATTCTGGAAATGTTTTTAGAATATAAGACAAGCCGGGCAAAATCTTTTATAATGGGTAGCACTAAGGAAGGGGGCTTAACTATAATGCGTGAGAAGCTGCACAACCTTATAGATACTATCCAGGAAGAAAGATTGTTAAGGAAGATATACTTTTATATCCTGGGGTTGAAGGGTGGACGTAAATAGCGTCTACCCTTCTTTCATTTCTGCAATGATTTTCTTAAGCACGTTCCATTCTTCATCCGTAAGCTTACAAAGAGCCTTAAGCAGATTCTTTTTAAACTTATCTTCGCCGCCGGATATGCGACCTATGTACATATCTAATTCTTCGTCTTCGGACATAGGGTTAAACATATCGCCTTTGCCTGTTTTTAGCCATTCTTCATTAGCATTGAATTTCAAAGAACAAATGCTAATTATTCTGTCAGAAACTTCTTTACGCCCGTTTTCCACATCCGACAAGTGACCTTGTGAAATCGAAAGCGCAGCGGCAAAATCGCCCTGTTTTAAATTCAAAGCTTTTCTAAGCTGCTTTAATCTTCCGTTCAAAATGATTCCCCCTTTCTATGAAGTGATTTTACTATAGCACAAAAAATATCGCAAAGCAACAAAAATATTAAAGAAAAGTGTTGACAAGCAGTAGCAAAGCGATATATACTTATCGCATAGCAACAGAAAAGCCGCCGCACCCTTAATACGACGACTTTTCAGGCTATCTTTAGTGACTGTATCGTTTTTCTTTTTGATTGGGCTAGTCAAAAGAAAACAAAAGGGCTTCCTACACTTCGGAAGCCCGGTGGGAATTATTCGGCGGTAATGTAATCGTTTAATTTGTGCCATGCGTCAACAAATTCTTTGGCGAGAACGTAAGCTTGGCTGTTTTCCGGTAAATCATGGAAAACTTGCTCTAACGAATATACATTAGTTGCTAAATCGCTAAATAATTCCCGGTTATCTTTAGTGAAAGCCGGGTGGTTAACCATAAAGCCGCCCCCTTTCCTAAAGGTATTGCGTATATACGCAACAATATTATAACACCAACGACGAAAGGAGAAAAAGAAAATGAGTGAAGAAGCGTTTAAAACATGGGAAAAAGTAGTAGAGAAGGGAGCGGAAAAAATTAAGAAGTTTGAAGAAGCCTTTTTAAATAAGGATTCGGAAGGATTTAAAAAACTTCATAGTGAATATGTAGCCTACTAAGGTAGCCAGTCCTAAGCCTGGGTAAATGCAGAAGGCGAATACACAAGAAAGGCGGGATAAATTGAGGGATAACAACATAAAGCCAGCGGAAGCAGCGGACATTTTAGGAGTATCGCCGCAGTTTGTCCGGGTGGCTATGCAGCAAGGGAAGCTAAACATAGGAATAGCTATACAGCTTCCGGGTTCTTCTTCCTGGGCGTATCAGATAAGCGAAAAGCTTTTAGCTGATTACACCGGAAAAGACATTAAGGCAGAAATAGCGGCATTGAGAAGCAAAAGATAAAAGGCTGTGGCAGCAGTCGTAAAAGTCCTTGTTTAGAGGTATCAAAGTTTTGAGCGTGAAAGTTTTTATTATTCTGGTAACAGTGGCAGCGGGCGCTATTTTACTGATGGCAACAGTAATAGCCTGTAAGGTTTTAAGCCTGGTATTAAAGGGCGTGAAGAAAGGAAGGGAGCGCATAAGACGGATAACAAAGAAGCAGACCGTAGAATAGCTATTAGCAAATTCTATAGAGTGTACAGGCAAGCGCAGAGGGTTAGCAACTTGCGTATGCACAGCCGCTTTAGCTTATACGACGACGGCTTAATAGAAATATGGGAATACCGGGGAGAACAGAAAACCCGTAGTATTTGCAAAATAAAAGAGGAAAGCGAAACGGAATGTTATAAGCGGGCGACGGAAGCGGTAGAAAATTACATAAAAAGTAGGAGTGAAAAACAGTGAAGAAATTTGTAGTAGAAGTAGAAACATTAGGCAGAAGGCAGACCCGGTTAGTCCCGGCGCGAAATGAGAACGAAGCCCGTAGAAACTGTACTACGGCAGAATCTAAGGTTATTTCGTGTGTACCGTATACCGGGCAGAAGGTAGGCTTAAGCAGCCAGGAAGAAACGATAGAACGATTGTTCCGGGGCTGCCTGGCAGCGAACAGAAGGAAGAAAGGGGGCTGTTAATATGACAGCGGCAGTGGTTGAGAACATGGAACACAAAAAGGCAAGAGCCGAAGAAGCTAACTTACTTCTTGAAGGGCTGGACGAAGTAACACAGAAGGCGCTTTATATCGCTACCAAAATGGTATTAGCAAAAAGAGACACAGAAGAAGGGACGAAGAAAAGTTGATATTAAAGAGAATTGCCAGCAAGGGAAACAAGAAGGCGCGGAACTGCCTTAAGTGCAACAGCCGCTTGCTGAATCTGAAAGACAATGTAGTTAACACCTGTGAGGTATGCGGGCAGCAGCACTTAGTAGATTTTTACACAAACAATACGATAGTGCTTACGGCAGCGGAGCGACCGGAACTTAGGAAGCGTCCGGGAACGCCGAAATCGGAGCAGCCAAAGCGGGAGCAGAACCAGGAAGCTTTTAATAAGCGCCTGGCAAAATTTAGAGAAAAGTGGAAGGAGTACTAAAGATGTTTTTAAAGATTTTCTTAGCAGCAATTACCGTATGTTCTCTTTTGGGATGTCTGGGAGCAAACCGTAGAGATAATAAGCACATAGCAGCAGTTGTAGCAATAGTAGCCCTTATTCTGTTCACAGTGGCAACACTGGCTGAAAGCAGCATAAAGGCAAAAGAAGCCCAGGCGGCAGCAGTAAAGAAGGAAGCGACGATTACCGGAAAGGGCGACGCATGGGGAACGATTACCATTAAGGACGACACCGGCGAAACCAGGGAATATTACTGGAAAGAGAAGGAAAAGGAGTAGGAGAGCATGAACAATTTTATATCACTGTATGGGGAAGTCCTGGACTACCCGCAACAGGCAAGCATAGACAAAAAAGGAACAGAGTACTACAAGTTTAACCTTGCGGTACAGCGCGAAAGCGGAATCATTGACATTTTACCCATTGTGGTAGAGGAAGACACAGCGGCTTATAACACCCTGGCGGACATTGACGAAAAAGGGGAAGTAGTAGGCGCGCAGCTTCTTATTACCGGAGAAATCCGAACCAGGAACATTAAGGACAAGCTGGATATTTCCGTAAGGGCGTTTTCTATCCAGGAAGACGACGATTACAAGGGAATCACGAACCAGGTAGTTATTACGGGCTTCCTGTGCAAAGAAGTACCCATTAGAGAGACACCGCGCGGGCTGCTGATTGCAGACCTGTTATTAGCGGTACACAGAGAGGACGGAAGCCAGTTAAGCGATTATATCCCGTCTATCATGTGGAACGGTACAGCCACCAGGGCAACGGAAAAACTGCATGTAGGGGACTGTATCGAAGCCGTAGGGCGCTTACAGAGCCGCGAATATATAAAAGACTTAGGGGACAAGGGAAAAGAGCCTAGAATGTGCTACGAACTGTCCGTAAACCAGTACGAATTACAGAAGAAAAAAGAAACTGCTTAACGGCAGAACACACACCCGAAGAAAGCCAAAAAAGACAATAAAACAGCCGCTAGACTATCGGGAAATAATCTAGCGGCTTTGCCGTACATGTTGTACTTACTCACATAAATAAGTATACCAAAATGTACGGCGGAAGTCAACGAAAAAGCTTATTTTTCAAGGGGTTTCCGCCCCTTTTATGGCTTGATAAAAGTATTAACGATAGGGTGGGTTAGTATATGCCGTACATCATAGAGGTAGTGAAGGCTGGAAATACCATAGAGGTATCAAAGTATTATAGCAGCAGATTTAACAAGAAGGGAGTGAAGCGGGGAAAGAGGAAGCAGCTTACAACAGATGAACAGAGAGAAGTAAACAAAAGAGCAGCAGAGAAAAAACTAAGGAGACTGATAAACGAGAACTTCCAGGAAGGGGACACGCATTTAGTATTAGATTATAAGCTTAGTGAACGTCCAGCCGGAAGGAAGGCAATGAGAGCAGACGCGGACGACTTCTTACAGGAAATGCGGAAGCTGTATAAATCCCTGGGGCTGGTATTCAAATACATACACGTTATGGAAATCGGCAAGAAGGGGGCGCTACATCATCACTTAGTTATAAATACACCAGACGAAGTAAGCCAGCGGGCAATAACAAAAGCCTGGAAGGGCAGAGGGCGGACACACTTTAACCCCTTGGACGATTCCGGGAACTACGCTAAGTTAGCGTCGTATCTGATAAAGCAAAGCGACGGCATGTTAAAAGACCCGGACGCTTTACAGGGTAAACGCTGGAATAGTTCTAAGAACCTAAGAAAACCGACAATCTTAAGAAAAGAACCGATAAAGGACAAGGGCTGGTACAACAGAATAGCCAGACTGCCTAAGAAGCTGGAAAAATCGTATTACCTGGACGGCGACAGCGTTAGGGAAGGTATACACGAAAAGACAGGCTACACGTTCTTTACTTATACGTTCGTAAGAATCAATCAGACATGGAAGGAAACGGAATTAGAATGGGAAAAACTTTAGGAATCGACAGAGAGACAGCAAGACGCATTAAGAGAATGAGCCGCCAGGAGTTAGACGGCTACTTATCCAGGGTAACAGACCGAAGCTACGACAACGGCTACGAAGAAGGCTTAGTAAATGGTATCGCCTTAGCGGGACAGGCTTTAGATACGGTATTAAAGAAATACGAAGCCGACGGAGCATTAACAGACTTAGCAGCGGAAGAAATCACGAAGGCGGTAGGGCAGTACATAGCAGAGGCACCAGAGAAGGCAAAGCAGCAGCTTAAGGCAGAGACGGCAGCAGCCGGGGAAGACCAGGGAAAAGACCATGAATAAGGCGTTACTTATCGCCGTTACGGTGTACCTGGTGGGTTATTGCATATGTGCGGTTATATCTGTACCGCTAATCATGTGGGCGGTGCGTAAGAACGACGAAGAAGAAGGGTACTACGAACCAATGAAAACGCCGGAGCTGTTCGGGAAGGCTTCGTTAACGGCATGGATAATTAGTACGGTGTGGTTTTTGGTTCTTCCGCTGTATGTCTTAATGCTGGCAGAGAAAATAACGGGAAAGGATAAGGACAATGAGCAGTACTAACGTAGTGTGTGGTATGAAAACCTGTAGAAATTACAGTGATAACGGCTGTATGAAGAAGGCAATTATATTAAGCGCAAAAGGGAAATGCTTAAGCGCAGAACTGGAAACGGCAGCAGAAGCAGCCACACAGGCAGCCCAGGGAGCAGCGGAAAGGGTATTAGAGTATGGAGCGTAGAGAAAGCGAAGCCCAGGCACAAGCCGCCGTTTTCGATTGGGCGCGCTGGGAGCAGTCACAGACCCCGGTACTTAAGGCTATGTATCATGCAGCCAACGAAGGAAAGAGAAGCGTAAGGGCTGGGGCAGACCTAAAGCGCCAGGGCATGAAGCCAGGGGTAAGCGATATATGCTTACCGTATGCAGCAGGCGGCTATAATAACCTGTATGTCGAATTGAAGGTAGGAAGCAATAAAGCAACAGAAGAACAGCTTATTTTTATTGACACTATTAACAGAATCGGCGGAAGGGCTATTATAGCGTATGGTTCGGACGCAGCTATAGAGGTTATTAAGGCGTATTTGGACGGAGCATTAGAAAGCCTGGATATTAAAAGCGACACATACCCGGCAGAGAAGGCGAAGCTAACAGACCGGGTAAATGCAAAGCGGTTTATAGGATTTTGCGGGAAAGATTGTAGGACTTGCGATAATATGGGCTGCTTAGGAAAAAAAGAGTAACAAAAGACGAAGCGCCTACTTTTGGTCGAGGGGCAAGGAAAAGTTATATCACGAAAGTAACTGTAGACAATGCAGAAGCGGCAGAGCCTGTAAAGACTGCTGCCGCAGAAAGGAAGGTTTAGGAATATGAGGACAGCAGCAATAGTTAACTTGAAAGGCGGAGTAGGAAAAAGCACGACAGCTATAAACCTGGCTTTGATTATGGCGACAGTCTATAAATACCGGGTTTTGCTGGTGGATAACGATATACAGGCGAACGTAAGTAAGTTCTTCGGGGTACATAGTTATGATTATAAGAGCATGGAAAACGTCTTACGCGATACCGATACAATGGCAGAAGACGTAATACGCAGCAGTGGACGCGTAGGGCTTGACATTATCCCGGCTAATATGAATATGGACGCGGCAGCAGTAGACCTTATGTTAGACCAGGAAGCGAACCAGATTGTAAGATTGAAGGATGTATTAGACCAGGTGGAAGAACAGTACGACTATTGTTTAATTGACTGCCCGCCTGGTGTCGGAATCAATGTACTTAACGCCCTGGCAGCAGCAGACGACGTTATTATACCGATTAAGGCAGATAAGAACGCCTTAGACGGAATGGAAGAACTGACAGAGGTTATAGAGGAAATTAGACCGTATAACCCCGGCTTATCCCTGGTTAAATGCCTGGTTACTATGTTCACGAACGACATAAGCGTAGTGAAGGGTGAAGAAGCCTTACGGAAAAGCGAGTACAGCACCTTTAATACACATATTCGCTACAGTAAGAAGGTTGTAGACTGGACGTATGAGAAGCGAAAGAGCCTTATAGAGACAACACCCAGGAGCGCGGCGACAAGGGACTATAAGAGCCTGGCAGCAGAATATATAAGATTAACAAGAAAGGAAGGGTAAACAATGGGTAGATTAGGAGTAGGCGACAGACTGAACCAGAACAGCCGCCAGGGCATTATATTTACAGAGGAATACCGGAAGATAAAGTTAGACCCGCGTACACTGATTCCAAGTGAGCATAATAAGTACGCCCAGGAAGATATAGAGGAATTGGCGGATAATATGTTACTGGTGGGACAGCTACAGGAAGTGATAGTAGGACGGGTAGCGGGACAGGACAGAATTATAGTAGGACACAGAAGAACGGCGGCAGCAGTCCTTAATATCGAGCGCGGACACGACAGCTTTAAGCTGATTGACTGCAAAATAAAGGAAATGTCCGAAGCTATGTTTATGCTTACGCTGCATAGCGCGAATATCTTTAGCAGACGCTTAAGCGATTGGGAGTTAACGGAAGGGGTAGCAGAGTTTAAGAAGTATCTGATTGCGGCGAAGGAATCCGGGGAAGTACAGATAGAGGGCAAAATGCGCGATTACATAGCAAGCGCTGTAGGCGTATCGACCGGAAAAGCGGCACAAATGGAAAGTATTACTAATAATTTGTGCGAGGAAGGAAAGGAAGCCTTTAAGAATGGCAAAATGAATTTTACCACGGCTTACGAAACTTCCAGGCTGCCAGAGGAAAAGCAGAAGGAAGTAATAGAATCCGGGGAAATGTTGAGCGGCGAAGTTAAGAAAATGGTAGAGGAAGAAAAGAAGAAAAAAGAGCCGACACCAGCAGCCGTAAAGAAATTCTACGAAGCACACGCGAAGCGGTACGACGGGGACAGAAGCAAGCTTAAGGAAGCATGTATAGAACACCTGGGAAGAAGCCACGCGGGCGGAAATAGCGGCGGCGTAGATTATGATTGTAGTATAAGGGGCGTAAGGCTTGACAGGGCAGAGGAAATAACATGGACGCGTTTTGTGCAGTTGGTTAATGAGTTGTACCCGGTATCGGATAAAGAACCGGAAAAACAAGTAGATATGCAGCAGGATTTAGACGACTACCCGGAAGTAACAGGCGGGCGTAGTATAAAGACCGATACAGCACATTTTAAAATTGACGGTGTATTAAATCCAGATTATACGCCCAGAGGGCTTCCGTATAGCTGCTATATTACTGCTATCCTTCATTCCGGGGCGTTTAGTAAGGACTTCATAGAATCCTACAAAGGCAGCAGAGGAATTAACGCCCTGTTAAATATCATTGAGAACTACAGAAAGAAGCTTTGCTATGAAGACGGCAAGTATACACCGGGGAAGACAAGCTTTAACTTCAAACATGAAGGCGAAGGCTATACGGTGTACTTCGATAACCGGGGCTTCCACCTGGAAAGAGACGATAGGCAGTATACAGACTATCTTAGGGACTATGATTTAATGGAACTGCTGGAAGCTATGCTAGAAGCCGGATATTTTGGAGTAGTGGAAACACTGAAAAACACAATTAAGAGAACGTCTAAAAAGGTGTCAGAATCTGACACTACGAAAGAACCGCAAAGCCAGGAAAAACAAGGGCTTGCGGGTGCAATGAATGAACCAGAAACGGGAGCAGATGAAGACCAGGCGGCAGCAGACGACGAAGCGGTAGACATACCGGAAGCTACAGCAATTCTTACAGCGGATTTATTCAACTTAAGGGAATACATAAGCGAAGACGATTTTTACAATTTACAGGAAATCGTTATTAACTGTGAACTGGCAGCAAGAAAGGGCGGGGAGAATGAAAACAACAGAAGTTAAAAGCTTTGCAGATGTAGACACAAGCGAATTAAAGCAGCCTATTATATGCGTATTCAATCGCCCGGATGATTACCCGGACAAATGCGTAGCCCGGTTATTTGAAGGGACAGCGCCGACGAATATTATTATAACCAGGAATACCGTAGAGGAAATCCGGGAAGATATTACAAAGCGCTTCCCGGCTATGCTGCCTTTTGCGAGAAGCAAGGAAGACCATAAAAGCGTAGTAGAAAGCTGGATTTAAAAAATGGATATAAAGGATGCCAAGAAAATAGTAGACGATTTACAGAATAAGCCGTTTCTATGCAGCAAAGAAGCGATAGAAACAGATAGCGGATATGTAATAACACATAAAGGGGTAAAAGGAAATGGAGATAAGAAAAGGGCAGAAAGTACGGGTAACATGCACAGAAGCCAGGCTTAAGGAAGTGGGCGTTAAGCAGAAGCATATTAAGCATATCCTGGGGAAGATTGGAACGGTTAAAAAAGTTCGGAATATCCCGGATATGGAAATACTGGCGTACTTCGTACACTTCCCCTATGTGAATCTGAAAGCAGCGCCAGGAAACAAAAAACCATATTATGTACTGCTGGAAGATATGATAGAGCCGATAAGTTTTACAGTGGTAGAAAGAAAGGGGAAGTAATGACAGAAGTACCGAAAGAATGGAAGGGAACGCCGGAAGAATGGAACGCAGTAGTAGAAGCGTTCGGACGCATAGCGAAAGCAATACAGGAAGCGGGAAGACAGATTGTAAACAGTTTTTCAGAGTTTTATAAAAGAATGGCGGCAGCTATGGGAAACGAACAGGTAAAGAAACGCCTACGGCAGCAGTCCATAAGAGACAGAAAGAAACAATTAGAACGAAGCCGGAAGCGGCAGCAGTTGGCAGCAGCAAATACGGACAAGTCTAATAACTGGCGGCGATTGCATGGACTTTGTACCAGAAGAAAGTATAAAAAACATGCAAAAAAGAATTGACTCATAGTACTAAATATGGTACTATAATATCAGAAAGGAGATAAACCAAGTGCCAAGCGTAGAAAAGATAATTGAAAAAATGAAAAGACAGCCGAACGGAATACGCCCCGAAGAAGCTGACAAAGTACTAAGGGCTTACGGCTACGAAGGAGTAAGACAGAAAGGAAGCCACAAACAGTACTTGAACAAAGAGACAGGCGACCTTACCACAATCAAACAGGAAAGCCCATTAAAGAAGGCGTACATAGTAGACATACTTAACAGGATAGGGGAGTAAATCCCCTAACCTGGATATAATATAAAAGAGCAATAGAAAGGAGTAGGACATAATGGAAGTAAAGGATTATATGGAACTGCCGTATACAAGAATCGTAAAGGAAATGAACGACGAAAGCGGGCATTATTTTTACGGGAAAATCTTAGAACTGGACGGCTGCCAGAGTACAGGCGATACGTTGGAAGAATTGTACGAAAATCTTAACGAAGCTATGGAAGGATATTTAGAGGTTAAGTTAGAAAATAACTTACCTATCCCGCTGCCGGAAAGAACAGAGAACTATAGCGGGAAGTTTAATGTACGACTTCCGAAATCATTACACCAGCGGTTAGCAATCCAGGCAGAGGAAGAAGGCGTAAGCCTTAATCAGTTGGTATTATATAAGCTGGCACTGTAACATATATAGGCTATCGGCTACGGCTGGTAGCCTTTTTTCTACCCTAAAACTCTTAAAAGTATATGGGTAAATCAAATAAAAGCGGTTGAAACTATAAAAACTTTATGGTAATATTAAGAAACAAACACAAGAAGAATTAGACAGAGGTAACGACCCCTTTGTCTGGTTCTTCTTTTTTGTTTGTCCTAAACCTCCGGCGCTGCATGAAATCCAGGGCAGCGCTAACCGAAAGAAGGGCGGCACATGATAAAGAAGTTATGCAGTTATCCAGGCTGTCACAAGGTAGTAGAAGCCGGGGTTAAGTACTGTGATAAGCACAGGGAAACGGACAGGAAGAAGTACAGAGAATATAAGCAGCGCCGCATGAGGGACGAACAGGAAGCCAGGCGGCAGCAGTTTTATAATAGCAAAGCCTGGGAGCAGTTCAGAGCCGCCCAGGCAGCAGCACAGCTAGGCATAGACATTTACGAATACTATACGACTGGAAGAATTATAGACGCGGAGAACTACCACCACATACAAGAGATAACGGAAGCCTGGGCTAGAAGACTGGACGCGGCGAACGTGATAGGACTAAGCGAAGCGAACCATAGGCGCATACACAAGGAGTATGACCGCAGCTATAAGGCAAAGAAGAAAATGCAAAAGATTTTATACGAAATGTTAGAACAGTTCTATAGGGAGTTCGTTCTGACAGGGGGGATATAAAAATTTAAAAACATAAAATAAAAGTCCCGAGTTCAACTTTGCTTGAAAAAAAACGGCAATTTTTACTATAGGGGGGAGTGCATGAGGTGGAAGCATGGCAAAAGAAGAAAATGAAAAAGAAAAAAATAAGCCTAAACCATGCCCGAAGTGGTTGAATGATACCGCTAAAAAGGAATGGCGCAGAGTAGCCAAGATTTTAGCGGAAGAAGGAAAAGATTTTACAGACAAAGACTTAAAGGCACTGGAAGCCTATTGTATCAATTATGCAAAGTGGCAACGGTGCGAACAGATTATAGACGAAAAGGGCTACAGTATGCTTGTTGGGGACAACGGCTACGAGCAGCAACGACCAGAAGTAAGCATAGCAAACAAAGCGCAAACAGAATTAAGGGCATGGGCTAAGGAATTGGGGTTAACCCCGGCGGCGCGGCAGCGGATGAAGGAAGCCGGGAACGCTTCGGAGAGCGGCATAGACCCGGAATTAGACGGAATGGTAGCGCATGATTAAAAAGGAACTGCTATTAGCTTCCTGGTTGGAAAAGTTACAAAAGAAGTGGGACAACGAAGAATATTATTACGACGTTGAAGAAGCGACGAAAATATTTAAGTTCGTGTCGAAGTTGACTAATGACAGGGGCGCAAGCCGACAATTTGAATTACTAGAATTCCAGTTTGAGATTATAACAGAAATTCTTTGCGTAAAGAGAAGAAGCGACGGCAAGCGAAAACACAGAGAAGCACATATAAATATACCGCGTAAAAATGGTAAATCATTCTTAGCGGCAATTATCGTAGTGTATTTGTTCTTCTGCCAGCGGCATATCTTCGGCGCGCTTTTTATTTTAACGGCAAATACGACGAAACAGGGGGGGGAATTATACGCAACCGTAGAGCATTTTATAAAGACAAATAAGACTTTACGGCGGTACTGCAAGATTACCAGCAGTACCAGTCAAATGAAGTCAATGCTTACGCAAATGAAGCTTGTAACCAGCGAATACAAAGTAGAAGCGGCACAGGCGAAGGCGTTAGGCAGCCAGACCGATTTACTTAAGGCTAAACAGACGGAGTTAACGGCTAAGATAAAGCTACAGACGGACGCTATTAAGCTTCAGCAGTCACATTTAGCAGACCAGAAGCAGAAGCTTACAGAGTTACAGGAAAAAGAGCAGAAGTTAAAAGAGAAGGTAGCGGAACTTACCAAGGCTTACGAAGAAAGCGTTAAGACGACAGGTAAAGACAGCGAAGAAAGTAAAAAATTAAAGGCACAGCTAGAGGAAACAGGAGAGGAACACGCTAAGGCGGAAAAAGCGGTTAAGAAACAGGAAGACGCGATAGCAAAAAATACTATTAAGGTTAATGAATCGCGGGCAGCCTTAGCAGACCAACAAACAGAACTAAAACGAACCGAAGAAGAATTAAATAGCACAGGTAAGAAATGGACGGTTTTCGGACAGGAGATAACAGCAGCCGGAAACAACATGGACGAAACCGGGAAGAAAACGGTAAGCCTGGGCGATATTATAAAAGCTAATTTAATATCCAGCGCTATCATAAATGGCGTTAAAGCCCTGGCTAATGGCTTAAAGACACTTGCGACGGCAGCAGTCGGCGTAGGTTCGGATTTTGAAAGCGGAATGAGCCAGGTAGCGGCTACTATGGGAATCACGACAGAGGAAATAGCAGCCGGAAGCGAAGAATTTGACAAATTGCAGAAAGCGGCGAAGGAAGCGGGAGCAACTACGCAGTTTTCAGCAACACAGGCAGCAGAAGCACTTAACTATATGGCACTTGCCGGATATGACGCGGACAAGTCTATAGAGACGTTACCGACAGTCCTTAACCTTGCAGCAGCCGGGGGAATGGATTTAGCGACAGCTTCCGATATGGTTACGGATAGCATGAGCGCGCTAGGGGACGCAGCCGGGACGACGGAAGGCTTCGTTGACAAAATGGCGAAGACTTCGCAGAAAAGTAATACAAGCGTACAGCAGTTAGGCGAAGCAATTCTAACGGTAGGCGGAACTGCTAAGAACCTGGCGGGCGGCGTGGTCGAAATGAATACCGTCTTAGGTATTTTCGCAGATAACGGCGTAAAGGGAGCAGAAGGCGGAACGGCGTTACGAAATGTAATTCTAAGCCTTACAGCGCCTACAGATAAAGCTAAAAAGCAAATGGAAGCGCTGGGCTTACAGGTATTCGACGCAAACGGGAACATGCGCCCGTTAAATGAAACCTTTAACGACCTTAACGGAATCCTGGGAACAATGACCCAGGGAGAACAGACAGAAGTACTTAATAGTATTTTCAATAAAGTAGACCTTAAGAGCGTAAACGCTTTGCTGGCAAACAGCGGGGAGCGCTTCGACGAGTTAAGCGGCTATATTTCAGACTGTGACGGTGCAGCGGCGGATATGGCGGCAACAATGAACGACAACCTACAGGGAAAAGTTACAATACTAAAAAGTGGGCTGGAAGGCTTAGGAATTGCAGCCTATGAAAAATTCAAGACACCACTAACAAACGCCGTAGAAAACGTGACGGAAGTTATCGGGCAATTACAGACAGATTTAACAGACGGAAGCTTAAGCGGAGCGCTGGAAAAGATAGCTACAGGCTTCGGAAACATGGTAGAAAAGGCAAGCGAAATAGTAGCGGCTGTTCTGCCTACACTTCTGGAAGGGCTGGGCTGGATTGCGGATAACGGCGAAACGATAGTAAGCGTATTGGCTGGAATCGGTGCGGGCTTCGTAGCTTTTAAGGTAGCTTCGGTTATAAATGCGGTCGTAGCAGCGTTGACAAGCTTTAAGGTGGCAGCGACAGCCGGGGCGGCGGTACAGTGGTTAGTAAACGCTGCTATGGCGGCTAACCCTATTATGCTGGTTGTAACATTGGTCGCTACGTTGGTGGCGGCTATTGTCGGATTTATCGCCACAAACGAGGACGCGCGGGCAGCGCTTGTAAATGTTTGGGAAGCTATCAAGACGGCTATAGGTACAGTAGTAGAAAAAATTGTAACATTTTTTACAGAGACAATACCAAACGCATTTAACAAAGTTATTAACTTTGTAAAAAGTAACTGGCAAGGGCTTTTACTGCTTCTTGTAAATCCGTTCGCGGGAGCGTTTAAACTTCTGTACGATAATTGCGAAGGGTTTAGAAACATTATTAACAACCTGGTGGAGCAGATAAAAAGCGCGTTTAATGGTGTAGTTAATTTTCTGAAAGAATTACCTAGCAAAATCTGGAACGCCATTATAAGCACAGTGGACGCTATACGAGAGTGGGCGTTAGGACTTAGAACGGCAGCAGAAGAAGGAATAACCCAGCTTGTAACGAATGTGGTTACGTTCTTTTCAGAGCTGCCTAACAAAATCGCTTATGTTATCGGTTTTTGCTTGGGCTATATTATAAAATTCGGAATTGATTTATACACCTGGGCTACGACAAAAATACCGGAATTTGTAAACAGTGTCGTAACATTCATGCAGCAGTTACCGGGCAAAATCTGGAACGCGATTATAGACGCAGTACAGAAGGTAGCGACCTGGGGCGAGAACATGAAGACCCAGGCAGTGACAAAAACGACACAGCTTATAACGAACGTGATTAGCTTCATGCAGCAGTTACCGGGTAAAATCTGGAACGCGATTATAGACGCGGTACAGAGGGTAACAACCTGGGGCGAACAAATGAGAAGCCGGGCAGTGACGGCAGCCACAAACTTACTGAATCAGACAATTACCACATTATCACAAATGCCTGGTAAAGTCTGGAACGCTATTTTAGGTGCGATACAGCAAGTAGTAAACTGGGGAATACAGTTAGCAGCGAAAGGAACGGCAGCGGCTAAGGGATTGTATGACGCTGTAGTAAATGGAGTAAGCAGCTTGCCTAGCAAAATGGCGGAGATTGGAAGTAACATTGTTTCGGGAATCTGGAACGGAATAAGCAGCGGCTGGGACTGGTTGACCGGAAAGGTTAAGAGCCTGGCAAAAAGCTTATTAGACGGAGCGAAGGACGCTTTAGGTATTCATTCCCCGTCAAGACTGTTTAGAGATTTAGTAGGTAAAATGATACCGCAAGGTATCGGGGTAGGTATTACGGCAGAAATGCCAACGCTACAGAGCGACTTAAAAGAAGAATTACAGGGCATGACAACTAAGGTAGCGGCAGAGGTTAACCCGGTAACGGCGGTAAAGAATACGGCTAAAATTTCTACTATCGGCGGAGAGGTAAGCACAAAGCAAATTGCAAAGGACAGGGATATTACAGTTATTGTATATACCACAAATACAACGACCTTAGACAAAAAAGTAATTGCTAAGGAAGTGAAGAAAGAAGTAGTTAAGGGAATCACAAAAGACCAGAACGATAAGGATAAGACGAAAGGGGCGGCATAATGCGGGCAACATTCCACATTTTCTATAATGGCGAATCATGCAAGGACGTAGGGTTAAGCGTAATAAGCCGCCCTACTATCCCTGTACCGGAACGGGAGTACGACACTATTAAGGTGGAAGGACGCGACGGGGAGTTACACAGGGATAAGAAAACGTACAAGGATATAGAAATACCGATAAGCTTTAACTTTGTATCGAAGACACCGGACGTATGGGCGCAGGACTTACGGAAAGTAAAAAAGTGGCTGTACAGCGGGAAAGATAACAGGCTGATACTTAGCGACGACCCGGAGTATTACTATAAAGTCAAAAAGGCGGTAATGAGTGATACGGAAAGAACGGCGAAGCGCAAGGGGAAATTTGAAATTGTTTTCACTTGTGAAAGTTATATGTATCGGGTAGACGGACAGGACGAAAAAGAAATAGGGGAATACCTGTATAACCCCTACATGAAATCGCAGCCAGTATATAAGATATACGGCAGCGGAGAAATAACCCTAGAAGTAAACGGAAACCAGGTAACGGCAGAAGTGACGGAGCAGCTAAACATAGATACTAAGCTGGAAATATGCTACAACGCAGCGAATGAGATTAGCAATGCAGCACTTACCGGGAAGTACGAAGGGCTTTACTTGAAAGAAGGGGATAATAATTTTAAATACACAGAGGGCTTTAAGGTGGCGTTAGTCCCTAACTGGCGGGAATTATGATAGAGGTATATAAAAGCACTAATACAAATTACCAAAAGAACGGAGATATAACACTTACGCCCTTAGAATGTATCTTTGAATGGGGGTTAGACGGAATCTGCCAGATAGAACTAACCCACGAATACGACGACCTGGGGCGCTGGGAATACCTGGTTAATGACAATGTTATAGCAGCGCCTACACCGTATTCAGATAAGCAGCTATTCAGAATATACAAAAGAGAAAAGAGCGACGACGAAGTAACAGTATACGCAAGGCATATATACTACGACAACTTAGGAAACTACCTGGTTGATGTACGCCCAACAAACAAAAACGGACAACAGGCGCTTGATATTATATTTAGCGGGACGAAGTTTACGCCCCACAGTGATATAACGACAGCGAATACGGCTTATTATGTACGGAAGAACATAGTAGAAGCAATAGCGGGCGACGACGAAAACAGCTTTATAAACCGCTGGGGCGGGGAACGGCTGTACGATAATTACGACGTATATATTATGCGACAGATTGGAAGCGACAAAGGCGTAAGGGCAGAGTTCGGGCATAATCTGGAAGCGATAGAAGAAAGCGTAAGCGACGAAGACGTAGTAACAAGAATTATTCCAGTAGCTTATAACGGGTATGTCCTGGAAGGGGCGGAACCGTGGGTAGACAGCCCCAAAATAGGAAGCTATGCAGAGGTAAAAGGCGCTGTAATAAACTTTGACGATATTAAGCTACAGGAAGATTGTAGCGAAGGGGAAACGGGCTACGCTAATTTAACAGCATTAAGGGCAGCGCTTGTAAAAGCCTGTAACGAGGAATACAAAAAAGGAATCGACGACCCTACGGTTAATTACACAGTTAATATGGTGGAATTGGCAAATACGGTAGAGTATGCAGAGTATAAGCAACTGGAAAGCGTAGAAGTAGGCGATACGATAACCTGTAGACACAAAGGGATAAAGATAGAGGTAAAAGCGCGCTGTATCCGTATCAAATGGAATTGTATAACAAAAGAAAACGAGGAAGTAGAGTTAGGGAACTTCTTAGAAAACTATTTTGATAAGACAAGCAGCAGCATACAGCGGGCGACGGCTTCTATAGAAGGGGCAAATAGCCAGGCTTTAGCAGCGAAGGAAGTAGCGGAAAAGGCAGCGAAAGAAGCAGCCAGCGCCCAGACGGCAGCGGAAACAGCCCAGGGAAAAGCGGAAGCAGCAGCCGGGACAGCCAGTACGAAAGCACAGGAAGCCCAGGCAGCCGCAGAAGCGGCAAATAACCAGGTATCTTTAGCGGCAGCCCAGACGACAGCGGCTAAGGAATACGCGGCGGCAGCAGAAGCGGCAAAGACCGGAAGCGAAAAGGAAAAGACAGCAGCCGGAGAATATGCAGCCCAGGCAGAAAGTAAGGCGAAGGAAGCCCAGGGAGCAGCCGGAGTAGCAACAACACAGGCAACGGCAGCGGGAGAACATGCAGACGCGGCAGCTAAAGAAGCCCAGGCAGCAGCAGTAGCCCAGGGAGCAGCCGAAACAGCGCAAGCGGCAGCAGAAAGCGCCCAGGCAGCCGCAGAAACGGCAAAGACCGGAGCAGTAGCAGCCCAGGGGAAAGCAAAAAGCGCCCAGACAGCGGCAGAAACGGCGCAAGCGGCAGCGGAAACCGCCCAGGGGGAAGCAGAGACAGCCAAGACGGCGGCGGAGAACGCTAAGGCAGCCGCCACTACAGCCCAAGGCAAGGCAGAGACAGCAGCCAGTACAGCAACAACGGCAGCGACGACGGCAACGACCGCTAAAACGGCAGCCGAAGCAGCTAAGACAGCAGCAGTAACGGCACAAGGAAAGGCAGAAAGCGCCCAGGCAGCCGCAGAAACGGCAAAGACCGGAGCAACAGCAGCCCAGGGAAAAGCAGAAAGCGCCCAGACGGCAGCAGAGACAGCCAAAACGGCAGCAGAGACAGCTAAAGCGGCGGCAGTAGCAGCCCAAGGGAAAGCAGAGAAAGCCCAGACGGCAGCGGAGAACGCTAAGACAGCAGCCGTAACCGCTCAAAGCAAAGCGGAAACAGCTAAGACGGCAGCAGAGACAGCTAAGGCGGCGGCAGTAGCAGCCCAGGGGAAAGCAGAGAAAGCCCAGACGGCAGCGGAGAACTCTAAGGCAGCAGCCGCCACAGCCCAAGGAAAAGCAGAGACGGCAGCCAGTACGGCAGCAAAACAGGCACAGGCAGCAGCCAGCGCCAAGACGGCAGCGGAAACAGCCCAGGGAAAAGCGGAAGCAGCAGCCGGGACAGCCAGTACGAAAGCACAGGAAGCCCAGGCAGCGGCGGAAGCGGCAGCAGCCGGGGGAGAAAATGCACAACACTATTACGAATTAACTAAGGAACTATACGACAATGCAAGCATACAGGCGGGACAAAGTAGCGAAGCCTGGTTAGACTTGTCTTATGTAAATAATTGCTATTTGAGCGAGTAAGGACGGTGCAAAGTGGTAGTAGGAAGGCTAGTATTTGACTTCGCCCGTCACAGCGTAGAAAAGACTATAAGGGTTAAACAGTTTGATAGTGAAACGCGAAACCTGTTAGTAGTGCTGCTGAATGACGGCGAACCTTACGAAATGCCGAAAGGGGCAATAGTAAGGATTGAGTGCAAGAAGTCCGACGGGGAAGAAATCTTAAACGATTGTACTTACGTCGAAAATCTGATTACAGCAGAAATTACCGAGCAAATGACAGCAGCCGCCGGGTATGCAGAGTGTGCTATAAGCGTCTATGAAAAAGAAAGCTATATTGCCTCCTGGACGTTTAACTTAAAAGTAGACACGGCGGTAATTGTAGGCGATAAGATAGCCAGTACGATAGAGTATAAGGCAATCATAAACGCATTACAGGAAGTGGAAAAATCAAAAGACACTGTAGAAGAAGCGACAGTTTTAGCTGCTACAGCTATGAAAACGGCAAACGATACTATAGGAATCGCGAACCAGGTAAAAGAAGAAGCTGCAGCAGCGGCAGCAGCGAGCCAGGAAGCCGTAAAGGTTGCAACGGCAGCAGCAGCCAAGGCGGAAAATTACAAAGGACTAATAGAAGACATTTATAACAATATTGATAAGCTTAACGATTTTGCGGAAGAAGCGTGGTTAGATAAATCATACTTAGGAAGCGGGTACTTAAGCGAAACAACGGAATAAGGAAGGCGGGAGATTATGCGGAATATGCCTAAAGTAATCGGAACAGGAAAAGACATTTATAACCTGTTAGGAATGGTACAGGCTGGCACACTGGAAGCAGCAGAGTTAAGGGAAGTGATTAACGGAATCGAAGAAGAAAAGTATATCTTTGTTCCGGTAGTCGAAATTTCAGAGGACAAAAGATACATTACTACTAACTATCTGGCAGAAGCGGAAAAGGGCGCTAAGGTATTGTGTGAAGGCAAGGAATACACAATTAAAAGCGTAGAGCATGTAGCGGTTGAGCAGCAGAGCCAGGGAGAAGACACGGGAGAAGCAAAAGAGGAAAAGAAGACGGTAATAGGAGTTAACGCCGACCTGGAAACAACAGCAGAAAAAGTAGGGGTAGAAAGCCCGGTAAATATCTTAGACACTTTGGGAATTACCCAGGGAGAATTAGACAGTATCAAAGGAGTGTTAGCAAGATATGAGTAGATTTTTAAGTAATGATTTTATTAACAAAGACCCGCGGGCAAAACTCACGGTTGCTAAAATGGCAAATATTGGCGACCTGGTAACACCTTCGGCGGAATATTTAACCGCTTCCGGGCTTACGTCACTTACGGTAACGGCTGGGTGTGTGGTTACGGTCGGAAGTACAGGAGTATTCAAAACGGACGCTACAGTACTTAGTACCGGAAACCTGGATGCTGGTAGTGCGTTTGTGGTGGGAAAAGATTACTATGTTTATATTTGTGACCCTGGCAGCGAAGACCTGGACGAAGTATACAAAATCAGCCTTAACAGTACATACCCCGACGGCTACAATGCAGAGACAAGCCGTAAAATCGGCGGCTTCCATTATGGAAGGGTAAGACAGGTAAGCAGTAAGCTTATTCCTATCAATACTGCCGGAGCGGAGAAAGGCAGCGGCTGGGAATCTAATGTAGCGTCCGGTATCGTTCCGCGTTCCGTATGGACGTTGAAGCACCGCCCGAAATGCAGCCCGGAAGGCATGGTATACGCTGGCGGCGGCTTGTGGGTGGATATTTACTTAGCGTCCAGCAATGGAGTAGGCGGCGTGAAATCAGCGTACAATACAACACCGCTTACAGGAACGGAAGGACATAACAGCTATGACTTTATCGACCTGGGCTTAAAATCCGGTAAGCGCTTGTTATCTTATTCGGAATGGCAGCAAGCAGCATACGGCAGCCCACAGGGAGCAGACGGCAATAATACAAACGCCTGGGCGGCTACAACGAATACCGCCAGAACTACGACGGGTAAAGTAGTTAATGCTGTATCTGCTATCGGTTGCGTAGATTGCGTAGGTAATGTGTGGGAATGGCTGGACGAATTAAGCTACAGATACGACGGTACGCAGTCCTGGGGCTGGAAGGACGTATTAGGCGCTGGAAACGGACAGGCATATACAGAAGGAACTTACGGACTTGTTCGCCTTGTCGCGGGCGGCTACTGGTCCAACGGCGTTAGCGCTGGCTGCCGCGCTGTCAACTGTGGCAATTACCCTTGGAACGTCAGCGCGGGCATTGGCGCGCGCTTCGGCTGTGACAGTCTGTAATCTGTTTTGTGCGGGCGGAAGCCCGCACACGCGGTAAAAATTTAAGGTAAATTTCCAGGATATAGGAAACAATGAGGAACGGCGACACAAAACAAAATAGCTGTGATATAATCGCGAATCAGAGGAAGGGCGATTATATGAAAAGCAATTTAGAGATACAAGAAAAGCTGTACGATTTTATAAAGTACATATACCCGGTGCTAAGACAATATCCGAAAAGTGAAAAGTTTTCGCTACAGAAAGATACTAAAAATTGTATCATGGATATTTTACGGTACATCATTAGAGCCGGGAAAAGCACGACGAAGAAAAAGCTTTTATACGACGCGGACGTAGAATTAGTAATTTTACGGTATTATATCAGAATCGCTTACGACCAGGAGTATATAAGCGGGCATACATACGGAGTAGCCGCGAAAAAGCTAACAGAAATAGGGAAAATGTTAGGCGGCTTCATTAAATCAGTACAAAATTAAGAATATGGGCTATACGTTGCTTCGCCTTATCGCGGGCGGCAACTGGAACAACGGCGTTAACGCTGGCTGCCGCGCTGTCAACTGTAACAATTACCCTTGGAACGTCAACACGAACATTGGCGCGCGCTTCGGCTGTGACTTATGGACTTTTCAGACTTAGCAAGCTACGGCTTACTAGCGAAGACTATATTACATATAGTCAGAACGTATAGCCCGTCCTGGGACTACCAGGCAAACATAAAAAAGGACACTTCCGGTTAGTAGCGAAGGCGAAGGGCGGAAGCGGGAACGGCAAAGGATGAAAAGAAGTAACATAGGAATAAGGGAGATAGCGACCTTTGAAAATGCGGAAGACGCATACAAGAAGGCGCGAAGGTGCAAAAGATACAGGGAAGAAGTGCTTAGATTTACGGATAACCTGGAAGAAGAATTATACGACCTGGTAGCAGACCTAGAAGCCGGGACATATAGGCAAGGAGAAGCGCGGCGCTTCGTAGTATATGAGCCAAAGAAGAGGGACATATACGCGCTGCCATTTAGGGACAGAGTAGCGCAGCACATGATAAACAATAAAATAGAACCGATTGTAGAAAGACGGTTTTACTATCATAGCTACGCCTGTAGAACAGATAAGGGTATGCACAAAGCGGCAGATTACGCCCAGGAGTGTATAAGAAACCTATCTTTTGAAGGGGAACAGGTTTATATATTAAAAGCGGATATACACAAGTATTTCAACAGTGTAGACCACGAAGTACTAAAGCAAATATTAGGCGGGATTTTCAAAGATAAAGACCTATTAAAGCTGCTTTACTATATTATCGACAGCTACGGGGAAGACGGGCGAGGGCTTCCGGTGGGAAACCTATTAAGCCAGCTTTTCGCAAACCTGGTATTAAATGAATTAGATAACTTCGTAAAGCACGAATTGAAGGAAGATAAGTATAAACGCTACATGGATGATTTTGCAATAGCACACAATAGCCGGGAACACCTGGTGGAAGTGTTACAAAAGATAGACGCATTTTTAGGCGAGCGGCTTAAGCTTACCTTAAATCCGAAAACGCAGATAATCAACGCTAAGAACGGCTTTGATTTTTGCGGGTATCGTATTTACAAAGATTACCGGAAGATAAGGAAGCGTAGCCCTAAACATATTAGGGCAACTATCAAAGCCTACAGAAGCGGAAAAATAACAAAAGAAAAATTGCTTATGAAATATGCAAGCTGGGAAGGACACGCGAAACACGCGGACACTTACAGGCTACGCATGGCAGAGTGA